GTAGGCTTCGCTCCTGCTATTAATACTCCACAGAAATTAAACAAACTGATTACGCAATTAGATACATTAGCTAAAGAAGGTAAGGATGCTAGATTTTGGTATGAACAGTCATCAGATGAAATACTAAAGCTTACTCATGGTGATAAAGTTGAAGCTGAGAAACTTGCACAGATACTAGCAATTATGAGTCAGGGAGCAAATGTAAAAGGTAATACAGGATTTGCATTCAAGGCTTATTCTCAACATAAGGCAGGTCTACCTATACATGCAGGTAGGTTTCCTACTGCTCAATCAAAGAGAGTAACAGACGTATTGAATGGAATCCCTTGGGGTGGAAGAAAGACAAACTCATTCTATGGCAATCTAATGTCACAGATAGACCCTTCTAAAGTATTAGCTGGTCAGACTACACAAGATATGTGGATGGCGAGAGCGTTTGGTTTAAATACAGACAAACCTACTACAGCTCAATATCAGATTATGGAAGACATTACACAATCAATAGCAAAGCAAAATAACTGGCAACCTCATCAGGCACAGGCAGCTATTTGGGTAGCAGTCAAAGGTAGAAACGATGCTATGAAAGGTGTGATTGATAAGCATGTCAAAGACCAAGGATGGGGTGCAAACGCTAACGAGATATTACCTCAACATCAAAAGAAGTTCGATGACTATTTCCAAAAGATGGTCTACGATTCAGAGTTTAACTTAGATGAGTTCGTAAAAGCCTCGTATAGTTTTGCAGATGGTATTGAAGATAACCTTGGGTTTATTAACTTAGAAGCTGTGCCGGGAACTACGACTGACTTTCTTCCGGGTATAGTTAACGCATTACCTGAAGATGTAGCTGCTTACACCAAAGATATGTATAGTATTTTCCTTGATGACAATGGTGTAGATTTATTAGCAAAAGAAATAGGCATCGTTTCACCTGATGGCTTCATGGGATTTGGAGGATGGAAGGGAGATATAAATCCAAATATACAAGTACGTGGTATTATGTCAGGAACAATCAAAGGTGGTATGAATCCTGCTGATGTTCAATTAGTTCAGCTATATGCTGCTGTTGTTGGTACAGTATTCAAACAGGATGGTGTCTCATATCGAAGAGCTTTTAATGACACTAGTGTAGCGAAACAGAATGGAGTTGACCTTGACATAGGTCGAAAACTTACCAAAGACGAACACCAAAAAATCTATGATATATTGATTGAAAAGTTTGGACATACTAAGATTCAACCTACTTCAACATCAACAGGCGCACAGATTATTCAATATCCAAATTGGGATACTGGTAAGCCTGTATTGGATATGCCAAACAAGGATTTCCAAAAACTTGTAGAAGAGGCTATAATACAAGCTAACTTTAGCGATGATATGCACTTAGGTTTCTACAGGTCAGATGGTGACTTATTAGAAAACAACTGGAAGGAGAGTTTAAATGGGGAAAATTACCAAGGGTACGTTACCAAAGAATCACAGAGTCTTTACAGGCAACTGGTCGATAAGTACGGAAAAGAAGCAGGAAAAATCAACACAAGATACTCCGAAGACTTTGGTTGGGGAGAAAAACCGGGTAAGATAAAAGATGGTTTACTTGCAGAAGTGAAACCAAAACGACCAAGAGGGTTGTTAGAATAGCATATACTTATGTTTAATTAGACAGGAGAAGAGATATGGCATTTGGATTAGAACAGAGTTTAGGAGGACTCATGGACTTGATTGGTAAAGGCATTATAAGTTTAACTACAGGACAAAATGCAACAGGCTCACCTGAAGAGCAACAGATGGTACAGGGTATTTTAGGGGGAAATCCTCAAAATCAACAAGCTAATCCTCACGTTAATGAACCAATACCACAAGCTATAAACGTTATGAGAAGACCTGAAGAACAACAGAATTTAGGTCTTGGTGGTGGAACAGCAGCTACAGCAACTCCAAATTTACAAGACCAAATGTTGCAATATGGTGCTGGAAATGTTAATCCATTTCAGCGAGGAGAGGCTCTATCTTCTCTGAACGTCTCTGACCAAGCAAGAAGTGAAATAGCAACTTTTCTACCTCAAATGTCTGTTGACCAACAAGAGGTATTCTTACAAGGTGTAAGAGATGGCAAGGTTTCAGAGTATGAATTAGAGAACCAAAGTAGACTGAGACGAAGAGGATACTAATATGGCATTAAATACTTTCACAGCGCTTAAAGCAAGTATCGCTGACTTCCTGAACAGAGATGACTTAACAGCAGTTATCCCTGATTTTATATCATTAGCTGAAGCACAAATTAACAGAGATGTACGTCATTGGAAGATGGAAGCTCGTTCAAGTGGACAGCAATCTTCAGGTGATGAGTACATGCAGATACCTGCTGATTGGGTAGAAACAATTAGATTACATCTCACAGGCACAGGAACTACAGTAGTGAACTTAGTTTCAAGAGATAGCATGGCTGACAAACGTGCCGGGCAAGAAGACACAGCAGGAACACCAATAATGTACACTCACGCAGATGGACAATTCCAATTGTACCCAACTCCGTCAACAGACACAGATTTTGAGTTGCTCTACTTTCAGAAGATTCCTTCTTTAATTAGCAATTCAGATAACTGGCTTTTACTAGAAGCGCCTGATGTATACCTCTATGGAGCGTTATTACATTCAGCACCGTATTTAGCAGAAGACCAACGAGTAGCTGTATGGGCGCAGATGTATTCTGCCTCTGTTCAGCGTTTAAATGAAGTCTCTGAAGATGCTAGATTTAGTGGTTCAGGACTGAAACTTAAAATCAGGGGATTAGTATGAGTTTTACAAACTTTTTAGAAACAGAAATATTAGACCATGTATTTGCAGGAGCGGCTTACTCAGCACCTTCTACAAAATACTTAGCGTTGTTTACAGCAATATCTGATGGTGAAGCAGGTTCAGTAACTGAGTTATCAGGTTCTGCATATGCTAGACAATCAGTAGCTTTTACAACTTCAGGTAACACAACTTCAAACAATGCGGCAGTAGAATTTCCAACTGCTACAGGTTCTTGGGGTACAGTTACTCATGTTGGTGTATATGATGCAGTATCATCAGGTAACTTAATGGCTTATGCGACTTTATCGTCAAGTAAGGCGATTGCTACTGGTGATGTATTTCGTGTTCCATCGGGTGATTTAGATATAACGCTTAACTAAAACGAGCCTGTAAATGGCTTTTGAATATAGCGAATCCGTCTATGGTGTAAGAACCTATGGTTCGAGTGTTGGTGAGGTTATAAATGCTTCAGCTACAGTCACAGCCACCTGTACTATTGCCAATGTAAATTGGGTAGTAGCGATAGGAGCTGATGCTTCGATGACCTCGACTGCAAGTATTACTTGTAGTGGTGAAGTTGTAATTATAGAAGATACTTCAGAGTTCGATTATGGTACAGGTTTGTATGGTGCAAATCAGTTTGGAATAGAAAACCTACAAACCATAGTATCAGCTACATCTTCTATAGCCAATGTCGTAGCTGTTAGAGTAAGACTTGCTACAGGTATTGTTTCAGCAGAATCTGCCACAGTCACGATAGGTGGTTTTACTGCAAATGCAGAAGCCACAGTTACAGTTACTAGTGCTACTACTTGTGGTGGTCAGATTGTTGGAGAGAGAAGTGGTACTATTACTAGTGCTTCGTCAGTTACAGCTAATTCAACATGTACTTTCAACTTTACGATACCGATTGCAGTCACTTCGGCTACAACGTGTGCCGCAGAGGAGTTCTTCCTTGAAGAATCTGACAAGATGGTTTATGGTCATGGACTGTATGGTAGACAAGTATTTGACCAATCAGACCTACAAACAGTTGTATCTGCTGTATCAAGTGCAACAGCTACTTGTAATAGAGTATTAGCAACTACTACTGCTACTGTAACTGCTGTAGCTTCAATTACAGCACTTGGTAGAAGAGTACCTGAAGGTTCTGCTTTAATTAATGGAACATCGACAACTGTAGCAACATCAACAGGCAATGGTACAAGGGTTAGAACGAGTGGTGCAACAGCTACTCCTGAAGCAACGATTGCAATAGCAGGTCAGGTAGTAGGTGAAAGAAGTGCAACTGTAACAGCAAGTGCTTCAAACACAGTTAACGCTGTGACTGTGGTGGTAGCAGAAGCTTCTTTAACAGCATCATCAACCATAGCCGCAGTATGTAATAGGGTAAGGTTTGGTTCAGGAACACCAACAGCAGTTGCGAGTATAACTGTATTAGGATTTGCTACACGAGGTGGAATTGCATCGTGTACTCCGTCTGCATCATTAGTTGCAGACTCAGAGAAAATTTGGCAAGGAAGTGGAGTTATACTACCAGTATCTTTAATTACAGCTACTTGTAATAGAGTACAGAATGCATCAGGTATCGTAAGTTCAACTTCAGGAACAGCTACAATAGGTAGAGAGAAATGGGAAATTATTGCAGTAACACCAATGACATGGACACAAATAGCGGCATAATATTATGGCATTAATACCACTACAATTACCACCGGGAATACATAGAAACGGAACAGACTTCGAGTCTTCCAATAGATGGCGAGATGCAAGTCTTGTCAGATGGCATGATGGTTCATTAAGACCAGTTGGTGGATGGCAAAGTAGAAAGACAAGTGCATTTCCTGATGCACCTAGAGGTATGATTTCTTGGCTAGACAATTCAAGTGATTCATATTTAGCAGGTGGTACATACAATAAACTTCACTATATAAATCCCTCACACACAGTTTATGACATTACACCATCAGCATTAACATCAGGTAATTTGAATGGTGTATTGAATCAAGGTTATGGTGGTGGATTCTATGGACATGATGAATACAGTAGAGAACCAACTAATTCAGGTATTTACGCAGAAGCAACAACATGGTCACTAGACACATGGGGTGAGTATCTCCTAGCATGTTCATCCAAGGATGGAAGGATTCACGAGTGGCAACTCAATCCTGCTGTAGTAGCCGCAGTAGTTGCTAATGCTCCAACAGGAAATAAAGCAATGGTGGTGACTGAAGAGAGATTCGTATTCGCCCTCGGTGCAGGTGGTAATCCTCGAAAGGTTGCATGGTGCGATAAAGAAAACAATACAGTATGGTCAGCTTTAGCGACTAACGAGGCAGGTGATTTTGAGTTACAGACTACTGGACAAATCATGTGTGGACTAAGAATGAGAGGTCAGACACTTATCCTGACAGATAACGATGCACATGTAGCTACTTACTCAGGTGCGCCATTTGTCTATGGATTTGAGAGAGTTGGTACAGCTTGTGGTGTCGCATCAAGGAAAGCCGCAGTAGCAATAGATGAAGGTGCATTTTGGATGGGCAAGAAAGGATTCTTCACATTTGATGGTTCAATAGCTAAAGAATTACCCTGTGAAGCATTGGATTATGTCTTCGATGACATCAATACTTCACAAATAACCAAGGTCTATGCAGTACACAACTCACAACATGGAGAGATATGGTGGTTCTATCCGAGTGCAGATAATATTGAAAACAACAGATATATTTCATTAGACTACAAAGAAGGTCATTGGAATGTAGGTGTTTTAGAAAGGACAGCAGGTGTTGACGTAGGTGTGTTTAAAAATCCTATATGGTGTGATGCAGATGGTGACTTATACAACCAAGAGACAGGTCATGCACATACAGGTGCAGCCAAACCTTATGCAGAGTCAGGTTCGATTAGTCTTGGAAATGGTGATACTATAATGAAAGTTACTCAGCTTATCCCTGATGAACAGACACAAGGACAGGTTAATGTTACATTCAAAACTAGATTTTATCCGAATGATACAGAGACAACACATGGCGCTTATACCTTGACGAATCCTACAGATGTTAGATTTAGTGGTAGACAAGTAAGGATTAAGGTTCAGGGTGTGGCAAACACTAACTGGAGGTCAGGAATTATGAGAATAGAAGCTAATGCAGGTGGTAGGCGATGAGTGTAGCAACTCCACCACCACCATTAGGAGCTAACTGGAATATATGGGGAGAACGTATCAATAAGTTTTTAGTTTCTACTAGGAATACATTGCAACATAAAGACTCAGATTCTAAGGCAACTCAAAATGGAATATTGATGTGGGATGAAGCTGAAGGCACATTAGTAGTATCCAAGAATGGAGCTTGGGTAAAGATAGAATTAGACCCATGAGTATAGGAATACAATTATTAGAGTGTCAGAAGTGGATAGAGTCAGCACTTAAAAAAGGTGGTGATACTCACGACTTTAAAGACATTGTAGATGGAGTGTTAAGTGGTCACATGCAACTATGGTTAGGAGTTAAAGGGTGTGCAGTAACCGAGATTGTAGTGTATCCTAACAAAAAAGTTCTGCACGTCTTCCTCGCAGGGGGAGATAAAGGACATGGAATTAAGCAAATAACAGACATGCACGATGACGCTGTTACTTGGGGAAAGGCACAAGGGTGCGATGGAATGACCATAGCAGGTCGTAGAGGTTGGAAAAAAGTGCTAGAGTCTAGAGGATGGTCAGAGCAAAATACAACATTATTAAAGGAGTTTTGACATGAGTGGTGGAAAAGGTGGTGGAAAATCCACAACAACAACAACAACTGTACCTAATTGGATAAGAGACCCAGCAGCTAGAAATTTACGAAGAGCTGAACAAGTACAACAACTTGAGTACATGCCTTATTATGGTGGACAGGTAGCAGCATTTAATGAAAATCAAACACAGGCAATGCAGAACAACGCTAATGCAGCTACAGCTTTTGGTTTATTAGCTCCTACAGATGTTATGGGTAGTATGCCTACTCCTACAACCTATGCTAATGGTATGAAGGGTTATGGTTCTATAGGACTATATGACCAAGCTCTAGCACAACTCACAGCAGCTAATCCTGACAATATGGCGGCTTATAATAGTTTATTTGGAAATCAAGTAGCACCTATAAACTTTGGTAGACAAGGTGGTGGAGGAAGAGGTGGAGGTGCTAATCCTTCAAGACCGGGTCAAACTCCAAGTGGTGACCCAACATTTGTACCTAATTATGATGTATCTACTTGGAGTCAAGCTTTACAAGATAGTCATAAAGAGCAGATTAGTCCAACTAGTACAGTAAGTGAATCAGACAATGCATATCGAAATAAAAAATCATCTTTTGGAACTTCGATGCGTTCGGGGAAAAATTATAAAATGACCTACAACCCTAAAACTGGTAGAGGAGGATTTTAAGATGGCAGGACAAGCATTACCCGGAGGTCAAACAACAATACCTTCCAGTATGCCTTCAGGATTTACTGGTGGCGGTGGAGGTAGAGCAATAACTCCGTGGACTAATTCAGTAACAGGTGAAACTTGGAACGCTCCAAGTACAGGGTACAAACCACCAAGTAGTGATTGGCAACTGACTGGTGGTCAGATGTTAAACCAACCCAGAGCAGGCGCAGTAGAAGGCTACAACACACTACCCGGAGGTCAAACAACACCTCCTAACATTAATAGCCTAGCCGCTCAAGGCATCCAAGGTGC